ATAGTCATTTTGCAACTCCCGTTTGCTGTGTACCCCTAAACAGTGCGCTTGTTATTTACACCTGTCAACACCTAATTACACATCCGCACCAACTTTCTTTAGTTCGGCGATCACATCTGGCCGGTTTTGCTTGTAATAGGTTCGCATCCCGTCAGTAAGCCCTTTCCATTGATCCAGCGTGACCATCTTGCGCTGCGGCGGTGTCCATTCGCTTGATTGCCCGTTAAAGGGCTTAGAATGGCCTGTGACGCGCTTTGGCTTCTTTTTAGCGTCTCTTATGCACCAGTTCTGCCAGAAGGCTGTCAGATCAACGTAGGCGGCTTTGTTGCCGTTCTGCTTATCCCATAACCGTATTGCCTCTAGCACTTCGGCTGCATCAAGACCCTTGCTTTCAGCAAATTGGCGATCAGCCTCATCAGGTTCCCAGTCAACAACTTTAGTTTTCCCCTTATTTCTTTTTAACGGTTCTTTAATGGTTATGGGTGCGCCAGATGCAGGGGTGTCCTGCATCTGGTGCAGGGGTGCGAGATATGCAGGGGTGTATTCTGTTGACCTTCCCGACCGGTGATTTCGGATCAAAAAGCCACCATCTTCCAGCTTCTTTAACTTAGCCCGAACAGTGCGTTCCGCTGCGCCGGTAACGTGGCAAATATGCCCGACAGACGGCCAAGCAACGCCCCTTGCGTCATTGTGATGGTTCGCAACTACGATCAAAACCAGCTTTGCTAGCGGGTCTTGAACAGGCGCATCCATCGCCCAATCCAATGCTTTAATGCTCATCGTGCAAAATCTCCAAGGTTAGGGCTGCATAGCCAATAATATCCAAAAGGCTGTCGGCGTGGCTGCATTCGCTATTAGCCAGCCTTGACAGCTTCATAGCAATCATCATCGCGCCAAACTGCTCCGGCGTAACGTCTTTGCCGACCACCATAGACATCATCTGGCTTGTTTGCGTCCAGTTTTTTCGCAGATCGCCATAGCTGGCACCACGTTCTTCTAAAATCGTTTCAACCGTCTCTAACGCCTTTGATCTATTCATTAAACAATTCCCTAACCATATGAAATTCGTTAATCGGCACTTCTGCCATTAGCCCATAATCACGTTCAATTCCGCGATCCCTTCGGCCACCAATTGTTGTGGCAAAATCCACCTTGAAGCTGCAAGCCCCAATCCAATCAGTCCAGCGCACTATCAAAAACGTGGGGATGCCAGTCTCAAATGCAACTTGCCGCGCATACATCATTTTATGAAGATGGATCAGTGACGTTTTATAGCGGTCACGCGGGAATGTGCGACACTTGACTTCGGCAAACGCTTCGATCTTGCCTTGCCGCGTCAATGCAAAGTCTAGCTGGCAATACTGTGGCAGTTTGACCGGCTCACATTTCCACGCTGTGCCGATTTCAGCAATCGTCAGCATTTCCATTTTCAGATTGTGTTCTGTTTCCAAAATCCACTCCTGTAGTTATCAGCTTGCAAACCGGACAAACCCACCGATCCGGTTCGATTTCAACATAACTGCGGCATTTCGGGCAACGCCCTTGCTCATATAACCGCTGAAATTTCCCGTCACCCTTTTGGATCATTAAAATAGCCTCTTGGGAAAAACGGTATGACGTTTTGACGTTTTGACGTTGTTGCTATGAAATCAGCGCGGATCACGCCTAAAGGCTCAACGCCGTTATCGCTGTTGCGCGGTAAAACACGCACCTCAACGCCAGTTTTGCTTTTGAATATCTCAACGGTCAAATCTTTCACGTCAATCCACGTTTCACTTGAGATCATCACATATTCGCGGTCGCCCACTGTGTCCATATTACGCCCCATCGCCGCGCCTTTCCAATAAATCAAAATCAGCTATAAATTCCCGAATAAAAAAACAAGCTGTGTCAATGTCCATTTCACAAGCATATTTCCAAGGATATTCGTCAGCCTCATCATAATCTTTATAAAGGTGACTTAAATCAATTAATGCTTGGATTGGCACCCGAACCCGCGTTTTTTGACGATCAAGCCTATAAAACAGCATCGGAAATTTATCAGCTATTGCCGCAGCGGTGCAAACTTGATCCCACCAATCAGGCGACACGCCTGTTTTTCTTCGCTTACATTCAATAACAAATGGGAAGTTCATATCTTCTGTGCGTAAATCGCCAAGATGCTTTTCCCGCGTTTGATCTAATTCCCGCACAAAATTAAGCCCAAGCTGTTGAAACAACTCATTTGCAATTTCGTATTCGTAGGAACGGCCTTTTGATCTTGATTTCAATCCCGACATATCTAACCCCTTTCAATTTTGCCCAGCATTGCCCATCAGCCCCTAATCTGTAAAGCAAAAAAATAACTGTTGCCATTTGGGAACGATCTGCGGTAACGTGTTGCTATGAAAAAACGGGAAATCAGTGAATTGTGGACAAGCGCAGGGTTCAGCCATTTATCGGCCAGCCAGCTATTACGTTCGCCAGCAAAATGGATATTTGATTATCTGCATCTAACATCAGAAGAACGCCGCGATGTTGGCGTTGGTGAACGTGCAGCAATTGGAACGTCAGTGCATACAGCGGTTCAATCTATAGTGTGTCACGGCGCAGATATTGATGAAGCCATTGAAGCCGCGCAGATCGCTTTCGACTTCCATCCGGCGGATGAAGATGATGTGCTGCGTGTGAAGTTTCGTGAAGTGATACCGGCTATGGTGCATCAAGGCGTGAATATTTGTGTAGAAAACGGGTTTACAGGCGCGATTGATGAAGAACGCATTGAATGTTGGTTGGATGATGTGAACGTGCCGATCCTTGGCTTTGTCGATTTGCTTGTTGAAGGCTCGATGTTTGGCGAGATGAAAACCAAGGCACCGCGCAAAACAAAGCTGTTGAAAGACGGTTCGCAAGGCTGGGCAAAGGCGACACTGCCTAAAAAGCCGGAGTTCGCCCACATCTGCCAAGCTGCTATTTACTGGCACGCGCTGCGGGTCACACCATCAATCATTTACATAGCAGAACACGATGCGGTCATCTTCAACGCATATAACTGCGAAGAATTGCAAGCGGACGGGATAACGTACGCTTTAAATGAAATGCGGCAAAAGGCATTGATCCGGCAAAACCTGTTGACCGTTAGCACTGACCCAAAGGTGCTGGCATCCATCACCGACCCAGACTGGGGTCATATGTATCAGTGGAAAATGAAAACCGAATGGCTTGAAAGGGCAAAAGAGTTATGGAAAATCTAAAACTGCACGCGGCGTTGGCCGATGTTAGAAAGGCGGCTAGTGTCGGCAAATCTGGCAAGAACCCTATGTTCAAAAGCGAATATTCAACGCTTGGCGATGTGCTGACTGCGCTGGATGTGTTGCCCGAATATGGGCTGTCATTTGCACAATATTTCCAAGATGGCGCATTGGTGACGACTGTGGTGCATTTAGAGACTGGCGAAAAGATTAGCAGTTTTTTGCAGATCAGCCCTGAAAAAGACACGCCACAATCATTTATTAGCTGCGTGACATATTTCCGGCGTGCAAGTTTATTGACGATGTTCGGATTGAATAGCAATGACGATGATGGTAATCTCGCAAGCGGTGGTGGCGCGTTTCCCTCCCGTTCGCAGCCTAAACCAAAGGCACCGGCTGTCGCATCCACTCCGGCAGTCGGTGCCGCCACCAACAATGTTTTAGCTGAAAAATTAGATGCCTGTGCAAGTGTGCGTGATGTGAACGCGCTTTACACAAAGCTTTACGGTGCAAGCGGCATAAAAGCACCAGCCGACCAAATAGCAATGTTTTCAAAACGGAAAGAGGAACTATCAAATGTCTGAATATGACAACACTAATCGCGGCGCGATCTTTAAGAACAACGACAAGACCGCCGACAATCAACCGGATTACACCGGCAAGATCAACGTGGATGGCGTTGAAAAGCGGATTGCGTTGTGGATACGCGAAAGCGCGGCTGGCAATAAATATATGTCAGCTTCGATCAGCGATCCTATGCCACCAAAGCAAGAGGATGCGCCACGCGCAGAACAGATGCAGCCTTTAGCAGATGCGATCCCGTTCTAAAAAACCAACCTATGCACCGGCCTCAAATGCACAAGGTCGGTGCGTATGGTGCGACAAGACCCTGCGCCTTAGTGATCCCGATTGGATCGTGGACGGTGCAAAACAAATTCTGCATCTTGGATGCTTTCGGGAAAGATTGGATATTTTAAATGCAAATTGAAAAGAACGTGCCGATCCCACCAGCGGGTCGCAGCAAGATCGAAATCATCAATGATATGGAAATTGGTGATAGTGTGCTTTGCGAAACTTATGAGCAAGCAATGTCGCTGCGTGACGCACTGCGTTATCGCGGCCTAAAATACACCACGCGCAAAATGGACGGCAATGGCTGGCGGGTTTGGCGGCTGGAATAGCCGCCTTACTTTTTGCCGAAAAAACTTGCTTGCTGACCGCATACCAAAGCTGGCTGCAACAATGGTGCCAAGCGTGTACTGATAATATTGCGGCATCGCCTCAAGCGCAGTAAAGCCATCAGCAACAATAGCCCTGCCCCAATCACCGCAAAATGCCAAGATCAACGGAATGCTGAACAAGATGGTCAACCATTCATCTTTCCAGCTTGTTGATGTGGCATCAGCCATCTTCAAATCCCAGTCGATTTCGCCAGTGGCTTGCTTCTGGGCAATAGTGGCCGCTGCTTTGGCTTGTGCGACTTTTGTTTCTGCCGCTGCCTTGCTGGTCTCAACCTTGCCTTCAAGCCAAGTTGACGCAAGATTTGCCAGCGGTGATATTAATAAATTAAGCATCTGATAAAGCCCTCATCCTATCAATAAGTCTGCCAGCGCGGTTAGGCACTTGCCTTGCCCACTTGCTGTCTGCCATCTGCGTTGCTGCCTCATCATAGTCATAATTAGCTATAGCTGCACGACACTTTACGAACCGACCGAAACGACTGCGGCCTAGGTTAAACGCCATATTCGCCAAGATTAGCTGGCATTCTTCCGGCAGATCATCCCAATTCTCAAACAGTGACCGGCAATCTTCGACAGTGACAGCGATATCAAGCGCGAATAGCTGGCGACAGCGTTCCGGCGTGATCTGCGTGCCGACAGGTTTGCCGTGTTCCGCATCAGCTTCGCGGATCAAATGCCCTATGCCAACAGTGGGCAAGCCCAAATGATCCAAATAAATATCTAGCCGCACGCCCTCATCGCTGGCTATTTCTTCCCGTAACTGATCCATATTCATCGTCTCATCTCCAAAACGTAATCAACCGCCTTATGCCAGCTTTCAACTTCCGCTTCAGCCGTAAACCGCGATGGCGACAGTCGCTTCGTACTTTGTAGGCACAGCTTTGCGGTGGGCAAGAACAAGCAACGTCTGTGCGATGGATCACCGGCAACCAAAGCATAGATATCAAAATCCCTTGCACTGTGCTTGCGCTTGACTTTACTGCCGTGTGCAAGCTGAAATTGGTAAGACGGTTGCCGATGCGGTCTTTGATGCAGCGACGCAGTTTTAACTTGCACTGACAGATAGCTATTAGCATCAAAAGCCACCAGATCGACAGCCGTTTGCTGACATAATGAAACCTTATGTGTTCCAATCGATATAATAGCCGCTGCTGCAAGATATTCCCCCATCAAGCCAATTGTGACTGCACTATTTAACAATTACACCAGCCGTTGCTGTTAATACGCCAATAAACAGCCCAATGATAACCACAACCAGCCCGACAGCAATAGCCCCAACTTTGAAATTTTCAAACATCTCTTGTTGACGTAGCTGCTCCATCTTTCGCTGCGCTGCGCGTGCTTCTTTAGCTTGCTGAATACGCTTTTGCCGTTCTGCCAATATACCAGCCCAAGTGCCGTGACCAAATCTGAAGTCAACCATTCTGGCAACTTCGGCAATCTGTTCTGCCGCAAGCCTTGCATCTATCATTTCTTTGGCGACAGACTGCACGCCAAACTGGTCGGCTAGACCAACGCCAGATTTCTTATTGCTGGCCTCTTGCACTTGCTTTTGGCCGGTGAACAGCGCATCAATCTGACCGGCAATTTGCCCGATATCTTGTGCAGTGGATATGTTGCTTTTAATGAAATCTACGCTGCTTTTGACAAGCGCAATCCCAGCAAGGGCGGTGCTGATTGGTTCCAAGATAGCTGACCTTCCGCAAGTCGCTGACACCGCCACTGCTTCGGCATCAAGTTGGCAATCTCCCCAACGTCCTTTGCCATAGTCATCGCGCGAGACCGGCAAGCTTCCCGCGTTTCACTGTAGATAATTGAATGAAATTCTATGCAATCAGTCGGTGCGCCAATTACGCAAGCCAACACAATCGCTTTAAACATCGTCTTTTCGACCGGTTAAAAACTTAACTGTGTCGGTTTCCCAGATGCGGATCAAAACCCATAGGCCAGTAAACAAAGCCACGATATCCGGCATCATACCGATCCACGCAGCAAATGTGCCTGTCCCAGCCGCAACGTCAATGATGACTTTGTTTTCTTCGTTCATTGTTTGCCGCCTTTGACCTTACCAGTTAGCAGGAATTTTCTGCACAACCGGCGGGTTTGCCAGATTGTTAATTTGCTCATCTAGCATATCACAAAGCTCAGTTTCAGTCTTGCTCAAGCTTTCCAAAACCTTTGCCTTGCACCAGTCTTTTGTGATCTCATCAAACGCAATAAATGCGTCACTGGCTGGCTCACCGGCTGATGCAGTGCCATAAGCAGAAACCGATAAGGGCTGGCCTTCAGCGTTGGTTTCGCTATCGCTAACCGCAGTAATGCGCCAATGGATAGTCGTGACAACATCAGTTAAATCGCCCTCTGATGGTTTGGTATCAAGTGCTGGGAAATCCCAAGTGTATGTGTTAGCCATTAGTTTGTCTCCAGTGCCGCTAGGCGTGTTTCAATATTACTTAACCGTTGCTCAGTCGCCGCACCGATGAATGCCAGCAACTCAGGATAACGAATACCCAGCCGTGTGCGTTCTGCGGCACCCTCTGGGGCTTCTTCCACCGTCTTAAATGTGTCTGTGCGTGTGTAAGCTGCAACAGCTTCTATGCCGTTTTCTTCGTCTGCTTCAACCGCCGGAACCTCAGTCTGTGTTTCCCACCAAGTATCTGAACACCAAAAGGCATAGTTTGCTGCGTTCAACCCAGCGGCACTCATAGCTGCTTGAACATCCTGTGCAATGACGCCTGTATGTGTTCTGGCTGCATCGCCTTTTTCAGCAACGCTGTCGTTCCACTTAAAGGTCTTAAATAGTTGACTAATAGCTTTAGCCGCTGTCATTTCAGCTTCAGTCAGTGCTGCGATTTGCTGTTTTTCGTTAGTATCAGATGTGTTGATGGTGCCGTTAGATGCAAAAAGCGTGTTCCAACGCAGATGACCAATACCTAAATTCATTGAGTTGTCTGTGTTTACATAGAATTGGCTTGCGTCATTGTTCATCCGAACAACACTGCCGGTAGCATATGAAAGATTGCTACCCTGTGAATTTATAGTGAGTTTTCCACCAATGGCATCAATAGACCCTATCGTGGCGCCTTGTTTCCTTAAAGCAACTAGTTGACCATCATTGGCATTGTTCTTGCCAATTTCTACTGCCGCACGATTTGATGTTGTACCAAACTCCCAGTGGCTATCTGTGCGAATGTACCCACCCCCAGGCTGATTGCTATAGGCGCTAACAACATTTGCTACTGTGTTTCCGATAGCCACATCTCCTGACGGCAATATGAGCATCCGTAGTGTTGGAGTTTGACCTGTTGCAGAGGCATTTGTTAGCTGCGAAAATGATAAACTTCCGTCTGACCCACCAAAAATCAAGTTCCCTTTGAAACCCCTTGTTGTAAACGTATTTAAACTATCTTCTGCATCCGCACTAAATCCAATGTACGGCTGGCCGCCACCGCCATAAGAACCTAATGTTCCATAATAGCCGCCACCATTATTAGCGTGTCCAAACTCAATAGCAGCGCCACTTTTCCTAGCACCAAATGTAGCAATACTTTGAGATTCTGCCGCAGCGTAAATCTGGCCGTTGCTTTTAATTCTGAGGCGTTCTGTGCCATTAGTAAGACCAGAATTGCCAGTATGGAAAACTAAATTATTTCCTGCACCAACATAAACAGTATCAGTAAATACACCCAAATAACCACAATCTGAACCGTTTGATTGAAGTTGTATACCATCAAATGCAGAGGCGTTGACTGTTAGTTTGTGCGCCACTGAACTACTGCCGATGGCCACGTTGCCGCTGCTACCTATGGTAGCCTTCACGCCGCCACCAGTCAAAAACTCCATCGCATCTGAACTATTTGCCCTAATTGCAAGGCTTTCTGCGCCACCTGTGTCTTGCATTGCAAAGTAAGCGGCGTTAGGCAAAACCAGTTTGTTGGTCGTGCTGCCTACGCCAATTCCCACGTTGCCAGTTGATGATATAGACATCGCAAGGCTTGGTGTAGAACCTACATATGCGTTTATGCCACCGCCAGAAACCGCTGAAATTAAGCCAGTTTGTGTTCCGTTATTAAAGAGACCAAGAGTTCCATCTGCACCTGTTCTGTCTAACGATAAAGTGTTTCCACCGAGTGCGCCTTGGTCAATGGTTGCTTTACCATCAACAGTCAGACCATCAGCCGTGACAGTGCCTTGCACATTTACATCGTTAGTTATGTCGGTAATTTCGATGGACGAAAGCACATCCTGCTCAATCGCGTTGTTTAGTTCTTCGCGGCTGATCTTGTAGGTAACTGCGCCAGATGTATCGACCACAACAAAGTAATCGTCAGCCGCAGTTGCGCTGCCGGTGATAGATACTAATTCGGATATTTTTTTATCGGCCATTTTTACCTACCAAATCCAGAGTTCAATATAACCGGCGCGACCCGCTTCCGGCTGGATGCTGCCGCCATTAGTTGTGGCTGTGCCGCCAGCCCCAAGCGAATAGGACAAAACTTGACCGCCAACCGTTGCGCCAGTGACATATTTTTGCACTAGAACGCCAGCACCGCCATCTGAACGTCCACCGTCAAAATTGTTTGTTGTTGTGCGGCCACCAGATGCGCCAGCATTGTAAAGAATATCACCGCCAGCCGATGATGCGCCGACAGTTGTGAACCAGTTAGCTGTGCCAGCGTCGACTGATAAACTGTTTCCATTAGATCCACCAGCCGCCGTGATGGCAATCCCTAGCGTGCCATTGCTAACTGTGGTCGTGCCGCCATCGCCGCCAAGAGTAACGCTGTTTGTGCCAAGTCCACCTGTCGCTGGGTTGGCGTGTACAGCACCACCACCACCGCCGCCGGATGCTTTAATTAAAACAGCTTGTGCGCCGGATGGGATTGTATAGCTAGTGCCACTAGTTAGCGTTGTGATGACTTGCGGATAAGATACAGCATTTTCAGCAATCGCCTGCGCTGTGCGTAATGGGGTCATCAATTCGGTGTTATTTGTTCCAGCTTCGGCTGTGGCTTGCGATGCCACTTGCAGATCAATGATCTTTGTGCCGCTGCTATTTAGCACATCAATGCCGCCAGCGGATGCAGCTTTTAGGCTATCGCTAATCAGTTTCCAACGGTCGTTGGTTACATCCAATTCACCAACAATCACCCAATCTGCATTGTCTTTATCGCGCAGTTTTAAATAGTTGTTTGTGGTATCCAGCCACCACATACCAGCATAAGTAACAGATGGCGCAGATGTGCCGCTGTTATTAGTCACAATCGCTTGCAGCACGTTGTTAATGTCTGACCGCGCAGATGGTGCTGATTGATTGTCAATTACATAATCGTGATTAGCCATTACCCATACCTAACTTTTGCTGCCAGTTCATCGATGCTTGGCGTTACGTCATCGCTGGTTGATTGCAGTTCTATTCTAAACCTAAACGCACGTCCTGAAAAGTCACCAGTCTTGAATTGCTTGTAAGCTGACCACGTTGGCGACCCAGCCGGATCGTCATCAGTGATCGAAATAAATTGCAGAACATTCGTGTCGGTGAACTGCACCGATCCTGTCCAGTCATCCCAATTGCCAGCAAAGCTATCCCAGTTGCCAGTGATACTATCGAACAAGGCTGCATTGTTGTCAATCCGAACAACGTCCATTGGCATCGTGACTTCTGCTAGATTGACCGACCCTGTGTCGATGTAATTGCTAAAATCATATGTTGCTGTGGTTGGTGCGGTTGCTGGGCTTGTAATACGCAGATCACCGGAAATAATTGAACATCCGGTCTTGGTGCCGCTGAATGATGGGTCTTCTGTCTGCGTTAGCGTGTTAGCAAAAACGCGCAGATCATTCTGGCTGATCACCAAACTGGTATAATTGACGCTGGCATTGCCCGATTTGTCATATGCCTTGATCATATATGTGCCAGCGCGTGGCGGCACTGTGACGCTGTTAGCCGGTCGCGCAACCTTGTCAATCGCTGTTGTGCTGTTGGCAAATGTCGCGCCTGTTGTCTGGCTGCTATAACGGATGCGGTAAAATGACAAATCAAGGTCTGGCACTGCCTCCCATTCAAGATGCAAGCCGCCAGCGGTAACGCTGCCAATAAGTCCGGTAATGTCAGCCGGTGGATCAGCCAAGCCCTGCACAGTTACGCTAAGCCGCGTTGTGAAATCACCCTTGATGCCAAACGTGTTGATCGCCCGTGCGCGAATATCATAATCACTATCTTCAACATCAAGAATTTCAACGCGGCCAAGATCGCCAACGTGACCAGTTGAGTAAACTGTCTGACCGACTTTGCGATATTGCACTTCAATATTGTCGATGCGTTCCGGTGAATTTGATGTGACTTCGGCAATTATAACATTTGTTAGATGCTCATTAATCACCCGCGCTTCGCTGGTAATTGTCAAACCAATTGCCGGAACATCAAATGGATCGGCCAGCGTTGTGTTGTTTGTCTCAAACGCGCTTTCTTCAGTCGCCCAGCTATAGACTGCCGCCGATGTTTCGCGCAGTGTCATCTTTACTTCAAGCGCACCATTGCCATCCGGTGCAAACGTCCAAGACAGCACTTCAAACGGCTTATCAACAAAACCAGCGCGGCTATTATTAAACAAGATCACATCACCGACTTGCAATTGAAAGGCACGCAAGCCGAAACTGGCTGATAATGTTAGCTGTTCGCGGTTTTGATAAAGGGCAATCTTGCCGATCCGCTGCGCTGTGGCCGCAGATGACACCATTCCCAATTCCAAATCCATCGCACTTTCTTGCCCGTTATCGACTTGAATGAACGTGTTGCTTTTGATTTCTGGGAAATCACTAAATTGCCAATTGCTTTCAGACCCGCGAAATGTACCGCGCACGATGTTAAAGTTGTCGCGCCGTGAATGCCGCGTGTTAATCTGCAATGTGCTTCGCAAATCATCTTCGTCAAATGTCAGTGTTGGTGTGACATATGCCGCTGCCTTTGCTCGCCATTTGCCTTGTGCATACCACAACATCCCGCCCATCGGACGCAACAAGCTGTCGATAGCATCAGCCGGTTTAACACCAGTCGAAAATGCGCCGTTGGTTGTGTATCGCTTTTCTGTGCCGCCGACTGCAAGTGTGACTGTTTCATCACAGATATTCGCCGCTGTGATTGTTAGCGCGTCATCAATTTCATCAGCCGGTGAATTTAGGCCATAATCGCTTGTGAGATAATCGCGGAAACAAAGCGCAGCATTATCTGACCAGACCGTTGTTGATGTGCGTGGATCGTAAACCTTTTTGCCTTTGACGATTGCTGTGATATTTGGCTCGCCATTCGGGAATGCGTCAGCTTCAAATTCCATTCTTGCATAAATATAGGCAATGCCCTGCAACCTGTGATCGTTTGTCCACTTGCCAGCACTTTCTGCAACCAAATCTTCATCTGCCGATTGCGTTGCCAATCCCAAATGCTTGTTGATGCGAACAACGCCAACATATTTATCTGGCGCAGTCACCTCGCCATCACCGTCAATTGTCAGTGCCTCATCGTTCAAATAAACTGTTTCAATTTCTTCGACCTCGTGACCGGCCAACGCGACAACAATGTGCAAAAACTTATTGTTGTCTGTTGCCTCTTTATAGACAACAGCACCGCCGATTTTTGTGCGGCCATAAATGATTTGATGATCTGCAACAGGTGAAAGACCACTAACCAAAACGGCAGACGTTCCGGCTTGCTGACCGCCCGCATTTGGCTTTGGTGAAAGTGATTGGCTGACAAGGCCAAGCGCAAGATTTAACGCAAAGGCAGAAAAGAAACCGCCAAGTGTCATTGCCGTCCCAGCAAAAACCCAAGCTGCGCCAACACTAAGTGCAGCACTAGCCGCCGCTGCCACAACTACAGGCGGCATTGCATAAGCTGCTTCTGGAATAAGGGCAATCATCGCCGCAGATGTTAGCGATGTTGTGGTTTTTAGCAGCGTGATCTTGTTCATTCTACAACCCAAATCAAATCAGTTGGTTTAGCCGGTGAAAATTCCAGACCATCATAACCTAAAAATGCAACTTTATCACCCAGCGCAACGCCTAAAGCGATTTCAGTCACCATCAGCGCGCCGTAGTCGCCCCGACCTATAATCGCACCCCTTGGCGGCACAGCCAGTCCACGACCTTCAAACGGCTATTGATCGCCGTTATAATATTTGTATGACCGCTGCGCTTCATTTGCCGTTTGTAATTTAGAAACGCGCCCCATTCAGTCGTATAGGTTCCGAACCAATCATTAAATATGTGCTTGCCGGTCTGCACATAGTGCGCTTCATCAGCAAACCTAATGCAATCAAATTCTGCCCAGCAAAATGGACGATATCGCCATTCATTTATAAAGGCATCAAATCTTTCCGGCCAATCATCAAGCCTCACCCACGCCCCCAATTGAATTTTTTGTCTTGCAAATCTTCGACAAATTCGAAGCCCTTGTCGGTTGGATATCTGGCTTTCTGGTTCTGATCGTTGTATCTGAAAATCCGCGCACGCTCCAAGTCGATCAAACGGCTTTCGACTGATATAGCAATGCTGCTAGTGTCAGCACCTTCCATAATTGTCATCTGGTCAATATAGCCATTGAACACTTCAACAACCGGCGTGACTGCACCCTGCGAAACGTCAATGCGGCTTCCATCTTCAGCTAGCAAATAACTGCCGTTTTCCAGCATCAAGAATTGCCGGTCTGCGTCAATCAAACCAAACAGGATTTTACACTTGCGGCCTTGATATGGCTCACTGATGGCAAGCGAAATCAATTCAGACGGGATGCCGGACAAGCTAACAGTCGCACCTTTTGCCGATATTTCAGCGGTTTCTTGCAATTCGCTAATCTCAAGAAACTGACCAGTTCCAATATATGTATTGTTACCAAATACTAAATCACCGATGCCAGTCCACATATAAAGCGTTTGCGTGTCCAGATATAGTTCAACTGCAAAAAGCGGCTGAACTTCTGCCGCTTCTAAATTGTCGATGATGCTTTGTGTTAGTTCGCGGGTCATTAGATAATAACCTCAATGGCTGGGAACGTAATGCCATAGAAGCTGGCGTTGTTAATCGACCAGTCAGATTGATTTGTGGAAAGCCGGAAATTGCCAACAGCGTTAGCAACTACCACCGCGCTGTCATCTGCCGGTGCTGTGCGGATATGCGGCCATATGTCAAGCGTTGCTTGTCCGGCTGCGTTGCTGTCTACGTTAGTCAAAACCTTGTGCAGTGTCGCGCTGGAACCACCGCCAAGTTGAATATAATCGCCAGCAAGCAGATAACCGGTCGCACTAACTGGCAAGCCATCAATGGTTAAATTATCGCCAGTCTGATCTGCACCATTAACAACCGGCGTGCCAGCCGCTGTTGATGCGCTGCCGCGTGCTGTTGCACAATTAGGATCGCCCATCAAGAACGTGCCGCGCATCCCTTTCAACGATAACAAAAAAGCAATCCAAACTTCAGCATCGTCACGCTTTAGCGGCGGCAAACTTATTTCAGCTTCCCAGCGTTGGCCCTGTGTGTGCCACCACTTGCTGCTTGTAAGTGAATGGGCTTTGACTGAATCGCAACGCTGTTGATCGCGTGCAAATTGACACTGGCGATGCCGGTCTGCGTTGGAAATGTTAGTGGATATGAAATTGCCATTTAGATCACCCGAAATGCCGCACTGAATGAACCGCCGCGCCGCCTTGCGTCCAGCACCGCAGCTTTTGACGCTTCTTGTATAGCGGGCATCATTTGCATTACTTCAGCGCGTACTGTCTGCGATACGCCAGCCGATAGGTTGATGGTTTGGTTGACAACTACACCGCCGCCGCCCAGCTTGTTGTTAGGCACAATAGACCCGCTGCCATTTGGCACAAACATTTCTGCGCCGCGTTCGCCAACCATATATGGCGTGTTAGCGCGAACTGACCCGCCAATTGCTTTCTTGCCTCCAAATATTGCGCTGCCTATGGTGGATAAAAAATCCCCGCCTTTCATTGCATCTGTCAACGGCTTTGTAATTGTTTGCTGGATTTGTAAGCGGATCAGATCGGCAATAATAGATTTTGCCATTGATTTGAAAGCATCCTTTGCACTAGCTGCACCCATAGTAACATCAACAAGTGCATCTTCCAGCGACTTGACGCCACGCACCGCAGCACCGCCAAGACCTTCGTGGATTTCATCGCCTTTTTCTTTTAGCTTTTTTAAGCTTTCAGCAAGCGTGTCAGTTTTTTCTGTTGTCTTTTCCATATCCGGCATTAACGCTGCAAGCTGCGCGTCTAATGCGGCAATCGCTTTGCCGGTCAAGTGCGCTTCATTTTTGTCTTTTTCAAGACCAGCTTCAAGACTGTCCAGATTTGGTAACAATTTATTGACTGCATCACTTAGACCAGGGAACGCCTTTTTCTGCCAGTTTCATTGACTCGTCAGCGGCAAACTTGACTGCGTTAATAACCTTGTCAAGATTGTCACTCATTGAGGCAATAACAGCGATCACAGTCAGCGTGCCAACCATCAACATTTTCTGTGCGCCGCGATATAATATCATCGCCTTTTGCGCTTTCAATAATGCACCGCCAAACTTAATGAACGCTAACGCTTGCCCAAGAATAGCTTTAGCAAACAGATATGACGTCACAGCGATCAAACTGCGCCGCAAAAAGTCAATGTTGCGCGAAACAAAATCAGCCATTTTGCCAATGTTTGAAAAAATGACAGGGATCATTCGCACGCCAGATGCCAAGAACTGACCAATGGATGTTGCCAGACCATTGCTGCTTTGCATCATCTCGCCAAAAAATCTTGAAACATCAATCAAAGCTTGATTAAAACCAGCCTCGCCAATCGCTTTTTTGAAAGTGTCAAAGCTGTCGCCAAGATTTGAAAATGCACCATTCAATGTTTTGGTTTGTTCTGCCATCGCACCGGCAAATTGAGTTTCACCCAATCCAACCAGATATCCGGTAATTGCTTCAGAACTTTTTTGAACGGTTGTAGTCATTCCCTTAAAAGTAAAGGAAACCTTGTCGCCTTCTGTTTTGGCCTTGATGCCAAACTCTTTCAAGCGTTCAAACTCACCGACAGCCGCGTCTGCCGCTGCTTCAACAAACTGGTCAAGCGACTTGCCCACGCCGGACGTGATGTTGCCGAATGCCACCATCGTTTTGATTGATGGCTTTAAACCAACGGAAATCAGCTTGTTAAAGCTGCCAACAACTTCTTTCAATGCGAATGGTGTTTTGGCTGCAAACACTTGCAAAACTTCAAATGCTTTAGAGGCGTTTTCGGCTGATCCCAAAAACGTCTTCAAAGATGCTTCAAGAGATTGAAACTCTCTGTTGGTCTGCACAGTTGATTTGACCAAAAGGCCAAAGCCAGTTGCGCCAGCAAGTCCAGCAATGGCAGTCTGCACATTAAAGACCGCGCCTTTGATTTTTCCAAGGCTAGAACGCAATCCAGCAAATGCTGTGCCGGTGTTGTTTTTGGCAGTGATCGTGATCGGCAGATTATTTTTCATTACCATTTTCAATCACCTTGAAATATGCGAACCATTCGTTCAATTCATTTAGCGTCAATTCTTCAATTTCGGCTTGTGTCTTATGTAGGCGATCCGCTAAGGCCAGCATATTCAGCCTCAACGGGTCGCCCTTCAGTTTTTTTCCGCATCCCCGACACTTTCAACATCGCCAAACATCTGCCCAGCAATATCGGCAATCAAGGTCACGCTATCACCCATCAAATACATTTTATCTTCAAGAGTGAACAGCCGCTTGCCGTCAGCATCTTCAGCTTTGCTAATAATCAAATCAACCATTCCGGCAATCGTCATATTGTTTAGAAAGTCTTTGTGCTTTCTTTGCAGCTTGTCAATGTCTCCGGCGGTAATGGCTCCAGAATAAATAACCAACGGCTGACCATCTTCGCCCCACTCATCAACGCTAATGACCTTTCGGTCTCGATTACGCCTTGCGGCGATCTGTTCTCCCAAGCCCATAATTTACCCCTTAGACGACTGTTTCAGTTAGGCCACCAGTGCCTTGCATAGAATAGGTGGCGGTGTTGATCCCATCAGAAGATACACCAATTGAACGGCTAGTGACAATCGCTGAACCCGTGAGCTTGTGGTCTCCAGTTGTGTTACCTTCCATACCCAGAACCAGCGTCACCGTATCGCCAGCGGTCACGTTGTTTTGCGCTGTGTCTGTATCATCAAAATATGTTTCAACAGTTGCAGTGAAATCTGTGAAGCTGGCTTTGTATGTCTTCGATACATCGGACATTACGGTATCTTCGATCACATCAGCGGTTTCGTCCACGCTGAATGAAATCACTTCAGCCATTACGTCTGTGCCGATAAGTACGACACCATCGTTACCCTTAAAAGTCGCCATTGGTTTATCTCCTTAAACGGCAGTTTCAACGTCATTTTCTTTGGTGCGATATTGCACCGTTATAGTAAACTGACCAACGGCAACCGGCTTTTCGCCATCGCCACTATAGTCAGCCTCAAACGCAACAACCTGTGCATCTTTTGCCAGATTGTTTAGCGTAGGATCAGCGGCAATGGCTTCTTCAACCTCAACCGCAATTTCATCCAGCGCATTATCATAATTCGCTGTGCCAATAACATATGCCTCAACGGCAACATCTAAAACCCGATTTACCGAACGCGCCAAAGTGATTGTATCAAATTCGGTGGCTTCGCTCTTGGTAAAAATACACAATGCTGGCAGTTTTGTCTGTTCCAGCGGAAATATTCGGCTGCGAAATACATTACTGCCGGTTGCTGTTAAACCTGTTAAAATAGTGACGATCCTATCGCGGATTTGCTGCCGAACGTGCGCCATCTACTGTTTTTCCAATACCAAAGTTGTCATTCCTGTGCCGTCATCTTGCACAATTCGCATTATGTAAGATATACCGCTGATTGTAATTGCATCACCTTCAGCCGCATTAATGACATCCGCAGTACGACAGAGAAACCGTGGTTGTTGTAATGCAAAACCAACGCCCCCGCCCGCCTCAACCTCAACGAAATCATTGTCAAATATGCCATTGATAGTGCCGCCCGAATAGGTTGCCGCAACCCCAAAATCGTCAACGCCAATGAAGATGGCGCGATCATCTGCGGTTTCGACCGCCATTAGTCGGCGTCCACTTTAGCTACTTTAGCCACTTTAGCTGACCATAGCTTTGCATAGCCGCGATCAATCAGCTTGTTCGCTTCATCTTCGCGAACATCGTGATCTTCACCGGCAAGCATAATCCCGACCGAACCCGCTTGGCAGTCTTTGATGGTTGTGATTTTGATCAGTTTCATTGTCATTTTTTCTTTGTGTTCCGCTTAACTAGGCTGGCCGCTGATTTCTTTGTAAGGCCAATAGCCCGATCAGTGATGCCTTGCTTTTCTTCGTAAACCTCAACCTTGCCGGTATTGACCAAATCAAGACCCACATTGTCAGTCACTTCGACAATATCGCCAACAACGTGCGCTTTGCCGCCAATGAGAATGTTGCGTTTGCATTTAATTTTCATATCAGCCCCCTGTAGGGTCAAGATGGGGCAACCGAAGCTGCCCCATCATTCATTATATTTATGCGTCGATGTCGAGACACGCAGCAAATGACTGTGCGTGACGAACAGCGATGTCCAGCTCTTGCATAACGCGGATACGAACCGCGCCAGTTGAGCCAGCGGTATATGGATCCACGAGCACATCTGGGGTCGAGAAAAATCCCAGCATTAGCTGACTATAGTCCCCATAGATGAGTGCAGATGCAGTTGTAAGTGTGCCTTTTGTCAGGTCAGATGGCACGTTGTTGGTGATCGCAAGGTCGTAACCATAAAGCGAGTTCCAAGGTGCATCCAACAACATTACGCTGTCAGTTGACGCAACCTTTGAAGTTGAAGCCATATGTGACTTAACTTTCGGGTTGGTCAAATAGGCAAGGGTGTTGCCGTTGATTGCAGCGTTGTCAACTTCGACTTCTTTGACCAGATCGGTGATTGCTTGCCAAGTCAGATCGCCACCGTTTGTTCCGATCGCAACTGAACCGATACCGGCTGTTCCAATGATGCCGGTTGGCTCGTTAGACCCGCCGCCTTCAATTGCAACGTCCTCAATTTTCTGGGCGATTGCATTCAAGAGATCGTCGCGGATGATTTGCTCAACAGATGGATCAGACTGGATCATCAGCAAGCGGCTGATATCTGTAAATGCACCCAATGACTTTGGTGACATTGTGATCTGCGAGAAAGTTGCATTCACTTCAGATGTTGCGCCATTCTCAGCAACGAAACCGGCTGAAACGCCAGTTGCAAGCTTTGGAATAGCAACGTCACCTTTGAGGCCAGTCATAAAGCGCGCGCCAAGTTCATTAAACACCAAACGCGAACGCAAGGCATCAACAAACTGGTCACCCATATGATCTGTGCCAACCAAGTTGCCGCCAGCGGATGCTGTGCCAACAGTCAGGTCACGGCGGCCGCCCCAGAAGCTATCCGGTGCATAGAAACCGCGTGCCTCGCGGCCATTGTTCTTTGCAATCTGCTCAGAAACTTCACGCTCAAGACCCTGCAATCCAGAACCATTTACCAAGCCGCGAACAGCTTTGATGAATGAATATGAACGCTGCTCTTTTTCTGACATATCAACCGCACCGGCTGACTGCTCAAGTGGCTTGCCTTCGCCGATTGCGTCCAACAATGTTGCGCGGAATTGTGCAACAGACTGACCTTCACCAATAGCTTTGTCAGCTAGATCACGGCGGTTGTGTTTAACAGCAAGATTGATAATCTCGCTGGCATTCTTTTGAAAATCACGCTTTGCAGCTTCGGCAGCGGCTTCGCGAATTTCCTCGTGATTTACTTCGGTCATCTTGACCTCCTTTTGTTTAATCACTGGTTCGACAAATTCAGCTTTGCGGTTTACGCCGACACCAGCGTCAGCGGGAACGGATACAATGCTGGCTTCATACGGAACCCAAGATGAAATCGCGACTGTCCCATCACGCTCATTCTTTTGCTCCATTTCGCGGATTTGATAGCCGATGCTGACGTTGCTTCGTATCCCATCCTTGACATCTTGATAGACCTCTTGAGCCAGTGCGCTTTTTCCAAAGCGAACCACAGACCGCAACTTGCGATCAGCTTGATCCAAATAGGTACGTTCAATGACGCCAATCTGCTTTGTCAAATCGTGGTCTAGCAATAACGGCGCGTGACCGCTGCCCAACCTTGACAAATCCACTGCGTCATCTCTATGACGCAAAACCTCTAAACCGAAAGAACGCTCAACAGGGTTCTTCGCTTGAAATCGACATTCTGACGCGGCGGTCATCTTCTTCGACCATATCTGCTGCGCGTGAACGAAACACCAGTTCACCGCGATCAAGACGATCTTCATCATATCCAGCGGTTTCAACAACCGGCGGTGTCGCCTCTGACTTGCCAAACGTAATGGTCACGCTTTCGTCAGTTTCAACAATGTCTTTTATGTGTCTGTCCATCTGGGTATTATCACCCATATCAACTTGATTTTCAATCGGTTCAATTTCAGACATTTCAATGCCCCTTTCGCCTTCATCTATTCGATCAGTCGCCATCTTTTTTGTTCACTTCTTCTTCAGATAGTTTTGCTGAACCAAAGCTGGTCAATCCACCGCCGAACGGCTGGAAGGCTGTTGAGATATTATAACGATCAGCAAGTTCAGCTTCGCGATTGATCTGTTCAAATATTTCTTCAGTGTCGCGGCCATATTGACTATGCACATCTTGCAAAGTGACAATGCCATTTTGCAAAGCTGCAACGCTTGCGGTGATTTCTTTAGCCGGATCGACCCAAGCAAAGCCGCGTGGCCGGTAAATAACTTGATCGGCAAACAGGTCAAACTTGCCCATTGGCAAGCTGACGCGGCCAACAGTGATCGCCATTTCCAGCCAAGCGCGATAAATAGGGATCAATGAACTGGTCGATCATAAATTGCTGCACCATCTTGAAGTGATCGCGATCTTCAATCGTGCCTTGCCGGATGCTGCTATAGCTAACGCCTTCAAGATTGTTTGCCAGCGATACATATGAAACGCCCAGACCGGATGCGATGCCGCGCAAGATGCCCTTTTCAAACTCAGCAAAACTATCTGTCGGGTTTTGCGGATCAAAGGCAGTGAATGACATTCCAGCCGGTAACTGTGTGAATGTGGCTGGCTCCGCTGACATTATAGGCGCGTGATTGTCATAATCGTCACCAACAAAGCCGTCACCTTCGGGGCTGGTGAAGAAACCCATCTTTGACGCAGCGACCCGCGCATTGACCAGCGTGGCTTCTTCGTAGCCGTCCAGCATCTTTAGGCGGGTCAGAACATTGCTCATCCAAGGCACGCCACGGGTCTGCCCAGCGCGATCCTGCAAATAGCAGTGAATTATCTCGCTTGCTGGCACGATCTTATGATGCCGCTTTGTGCGCGATCCATAGCCTTGATCGTGATGCGGGTGATCTTCAAACAGATAATAATTCAACGGCTTGCCGGTGCGCTTGTCTAACTCAACACCCATACGCACTTCGTTGCCATTGCCCAACCGCGTGTCATAGCCTTCATCAAGATAGTCAGCTTCCAAAAACTTCAGCGAAAAGCCGAACGGATTTCCGGCTGGGTTTTTAATCTTTTGGATTAGCACTTCGCCATCGCGTGCCAGCGTTTCCATAAATAGACGCTGTGCTTGCACCCAAGACACGCGGCCATCAACAGTGCAGAAACCAGCCCGACCCCACGCTTGCCACGCTTGTTCGATGATGCGATTGCCCACGCTGTCTAGCGAATTGTCGTCATTACGTTTGCGAACCTGTATCCGCACGCCATTTGATCCAACTACATTTGTTGACATAATTTGCAAATAGCGGCGGGCGTAGGGGTGATTTCTGCTAATTTCGCGGCATCTATCCCTTAAAACCCGCAATGATGGTTTGATTTCGCTGTCTGCCGACCGGCTGCTAGATACAAAATCACTGAATAGTCGGCCAGTGTCAGCCCCGTGAAACGCCCGAACCGCCTTGCGTGGTTGGGGCTTTGCTTTGAAAAAGTCAAAGATGCCCATAGTTAAAACCTCACCAAGATGGTTGCGCCGGTAGTCTCACCCGCCAAAGCGCGTTCTTTTTGCCGTTCTTTGGCATATTCTTGCCGGTAAAAGTTCCGCGCGTCAATTAGATCAGTAAATGACATTTTTGTCAGTGACCGCCCGTTGATGCTATAGCTGGCAACATCTGCATCAGCCTTGCCTTGCAAAACGCTTTCAATTTTACCGATCATTATTTCGGCGTGACTGCGTGGGTCAGCCCCGTTCACATCCAAATCTTCGATAGCAGTGAACGTGCCACGCTCAATGACCACGCGGTTGCCGGATGCGGTTTCTGTAACCTCTAGCTGCCAATGATAAAAGCCAGCGGTGTAACCGGCTGACGTTGCGCTGTCCACTTCAAAAACATATGTGCCGTTTAATTCTTGCGCTGCAACTTTGATTTCAGTTGAACCGCCGCCAGTGATTCGCGCAACATATTCCATCGAATGCGTTGCCAGCGGATAGTCATCAACAAGGTCGGTGCGCTTCCAAAGCAGATAATCGCCAATGATGATTGTTTCGGGTGCTTGCCCGTCAGGGGCTTCGTCTATATCAAATCTGTTTGCCATTATTTACCGCCAGCTATTAACAAAGCCGCCTTGCCGTGGTCGGCGGGCAAGTGGATTAGGCTGTTGCGGCTGCGGTTGTGTTTCTGGTTCCGGCGCATTAACTACCCTATCGGCAACAGCGTTAATATTCAGCGACAAGATGCAAAGTGCCGCATATGCGTAAACCCTGCAATCAAGTGCTTCGTTTCTTGTGCGTGTTTTAACAAAGTCGCGGCGTGGGAACCCTTTTTGATACTTTGTGACAATTTTCTCAGAATTTGCTAATTGCTGATAATACTCGTCAGAACGCCCCGCTGGAAAGTGACAAAACCCTGCACCCTTCCGATTGTACCTTCAGACGTGAAAAAAGCAACTCCTTGATCGGGAAAGTGCCGACTGCGAACAATTTAATCTTGCCAATGTTGTTTTTTGTCGGTCTGGATACCAATGGCCGCTGTTCGCCGCCCATACCTTTGATGGCAAATATGCGCCGCCCTTCGCGTGGTCTGACAAAGTTATAGACCGCTTGAGTGTAATGACCGCCACTATCTATGCACGCTGCCCTAATCCCTAGCTGTCTGCCGCTTTCGGTCACATATCCGGCTTTTAGGATGTTATCAAGGTCATTCCACAAATGCGGCGTGGATGGGTCGCCATACAAAGTTTTGTAATCAAGCGACCAACTTTCTTCATCACGACCCCAACCGACAATTTCCAGTTCAAGCCGGTCATCCTGCACATCGACCCCAGCAGTGACGACCACAATGTCATCTGGCACCGCATCGCCCCAATCATCTTCGCGGCCTTGAAAGTCGATGTCGCCAACAGTCTCGCCTTGATCTTCCCACGTTTCTGCCAAGAACGTATTGACGAACACGCGCAACGTGTCGGCTGACTTCTTTGCAACCAGAAAGTCACGCACCGCGTCAGCCATTACCGTCCAAGGGCTGTAAATGCCGTTGATATGAAAACCGGCTATTCCATTATAATCAGCGGTTGCAACCCACTGCCCTTTTCGCACTGACCGATTGCGCTTCGGATCATCCCAGACCGAACCGCAGCTTTCGCAGACATAACAAGCTGTGTCGGGTTTATCTTTCTCCCACTGCACTTGACCCCATTTCAGCGTTTGCACTGTGCCGCAATCTTCGCAAGGCACAAAATATTGCCGCTGATCGCTTTCAGCGTATTGGCTTTCGATCATTGATGCGCCTTTGTTGGTCGGCGTGCTGACCATTACCATTTTGCGGTTGTGGAACGTGGCTGACCTTTTTCTTGCCAGCAAGATTGGTGATCCCTCTGATCCGGCTGAAACAGGAAAGCGATCAACCTCATCGCACAAAACAATTCTAATTGGCCTTGATGCCAGCCCAGCCGCACTATTCGATCCGACCAAGCTGATATGACCGCCAGTGAAGACTTTGTGCGTTGTCGTGTTATTTGCATCGCGGCTTCGCGGGTCTTTAACTTTGTATTTCAAAGCCGGTGTATCACGCAGCATTGGCGCAAGCCGGTCTTTAGAAAACGCTTGTGCCATTTCCAGCGTAGGTTGCACTAACAGGATCGGCGCAGCATCGTGATGAATATGAAAGCCAATCACGTTCAACAGCATTTCGGTCTTGCCAACCTGTGCGCCAGCCATCACAACAATGTCACGCAGGGTCGGGTCGCTGATCGCGTCCATAATGCCGCGCTGATATTCTGCCCTTGATGTAATCCAACGACCGGCGGCTGCACTAGCTTCCGAGCTTAGTCGCCTTTCGCGGTCTGCCCACTGCCCCACGCTTAACCTTGGCGGCGGCTTCAACGTTTGCATCGCTTCCGCTATCACCGCCGTCAGTGACGACTGTGCGTCCTGCGTGCTGGTGTGGTTGGTAAGATGATAATTCATCCAGTGCTTCCCTTATTTGGTTTTCCAATATGCTTTGAATGGTTGGCAAGTCAGTTTCAGTGGCGCAGATCGGCGCACATATTGAAGGCAACGCCAACAACTTTGCCTTCATAGCCGCCAGCACTTCGACCCAAGCACCGGCAACATCGTCAGATGCCACTAATTTGCGTTTGGCTTGCAGCAACTCAAGTTCAGCCATTTGCGCGTCAGCTTCCATTTTTCTGGCGCGTGCCGCGTTATAGTCTGCATCTTCAATCTTTGGCCGACCCACTGGCCTTTTTGCTGTTTGTGCTGTCAATTTATTGACGCCCCCTCAATTATTGTCAAAATTCTGACACTAGCTAAATGTCGCGCTGCCGAACAACCCATAAACGACTATTGCTGATAGTACCTTTTGCCATTGGCATCACCGTTTCTTGCTCCGCAATGCAGCTTGCAGCCGTATGTTGAACCGCTCCGCCACTCCATCTTTTCTGCCGAACACAACTCCGGCAACTGTGTCAGCATATGGAAACTTTGGTTGATACTGACCGCGATCACGATACTTGGCGACCATCCTAATCTTCTGCCCAGTACGTGCCTTTGTTTGTCTGCCGTATCTTTCCCAGATGCCAGCAAGGTGTGCGCCTTGCAGCCCCTTCGGTATGCCGCTGAAGTACTTGGCGCGATCATTAATCATCTTGGCATACTCACTGCGCCTAATGTTGCCCAGCTTGGTCAGCCTTGTGTGTTTGGTTGGTATCATCAAAGAGCGTCTTTCTGGGAAGCGTGTGCCACCAGCAATTTGAAAGCGCAAAAAGTCAGCGCGTGCGCCTTCAATAAACACCTTTGACATTAGGTTGTTTTTGTTGCCCTTTTCATATCTGAAGCCAGTCTTTGTGAAGCCTGTCGCCCCACCTTCAAAGACCTCTTGCGCCTTTTGCCTTAATGACTTCATCGCCACTGTTCGCGCCACATCATTCAGTGCGCGGCTAGTCGCAAATGGTATCTGTTTCTTTTGGATATCATTCAAGCCGCGTGTCAGCCTCTTAATGTCTGCTTTGACGTTGATGTTCATCAGTGCTGTGTCTCGCTGTCCAGTTCCAATATGACGACCGTACCGTGGCAGTCGCGTGCATCAAAGATAATGCCATCGCATTCAGTGCAGTTGATCGTGCCACTGTTGGCCTCAACGGTTGCATAAGTGCTTTCGCCGCATATGCCGCAATCTACTTCGTGTTCAAAGAATAGCACATAATCCATCGCTTGACATTATCCGCAAAACAAAAGGCGGTCAATGCCGCCCTTTGCTTTCCCTTGCTGTTGAAGTTATGCAGAAACTTTGCCATCGCAGATTTCGTGGTACATATCAAGCATCACATTTGCATCGCCAAGCACATCATTCATATGCTCGAGATGGTTAAATTCTATGGTTGTCAGAGGCACATAAAGATATTCACCTCTCATTTCATCCCAAACAGTAATGCCAGCAATATGTGGAACAAATTCACCTTCTTCATCATATATGCCATTAGTTTGTTCAATATGATCAGCATAATGACAAATAATTTCGTCCCATAATTCTAAAGATATGTCAAAAAGCATTTTCCGCATATCTGGGTCATTGTTTAGCCTGTTACGCAAAATCTTTGTGATTTCATAGCGCATTGATTGATCTATACGTTTGTCCATTTATCCACTCCAATCTGGGTTCTCTATGATGCCCGACCCGTGACATACATCGCAATCATCTTGCACTTCGCTGCCGCAAGGGTCATTGGCTCCACGCTTGCCCAACCAATAAACAAGCCAGCCATAGCCCTGACACTCAGGGCATTCAATATTATCCATTAAAGGTATTGCCTTTACGCAAATTTTCTTCTGCGGTTATGATTTGCAAATTCCAAGGAACGTGCAGACCACAGATGTTTTTGCCGCGCAAAGGCACAATATGGTCAACGTGATGTTGGATGCCGGTTTTTTCGTCCAACAAAATCCTCTTTTCATAAACTTTTGCAATTGCCTTTATATCGCACCATTTTGGTGTGGCTTTTTTTATTGCTTTGTCTCTTTTTTTCCAATTTGCTGCCACATATCCTTTGTTATTTTCTGCCCATTTTTTTTTATAACTTATGTTTTTTTCAGGATTTGCCGCAATATATTCCCTCGATTTCGTATAATGATATTCACGATTTTTTTGATACCATTGTTTCATATAAAGAAGCCGCGCTTTTTTGTGTTGCGGGTCTTGCTCCATACGAAACTTTGCTCTTTTCCAAATTTCTTTTTTGCACTTCCGGTATCTTTGACGCATTTGCTTTTTGCTTTGAGGCAATTTTGCGTGTTCTGATGCACAAATTACGCATTTGTGATTTGATGTATATCTTTCGCACAAATGATTATGTGGGCATTTTTTGCCAGTGAAATATCTTTGTAAGTTATTAGCCAAAGCTTTTTTTCTGCTAATGATTTCCATAATTACCCCCCAAACTGCACCATCAACGCCCAGATGTTATAATCCTGCGTGATTGCATTAGTGCCAAACGTGATGACCATTGCGGTCACAAACAACATTCCAATCGTATCTTTAACCATCTTAAACCCCCAACACGCTATGCCCACGACCACGCAAGCATTCATTCAACCATTTGATCTCCGCACCAAACTGCAAAGGCGACAACGCTTCTTTCACTAGCTGGCGGCACTCAGTAAGGTCACGCTGGTAAAGCTGCGCTTTATCACCGGACACCCGCAGATCAGCGACCGGCGTATAACTACAACCGGCCACCAATACTGCTATAACGAACAGGCGGGGCATTATGCCGCCGCCCTTAAAAGTTGTTCGACCGGCTGGCGGCAATGCTTGTAATCATCGCGTGTCAAAAACTTAACATCGCTATAAAAGCACAACCAACAGCCAAGACCGCTGACAAAAATCTGATCTTCATCAGCCTCAATTTCTAGCCGCGCAATCAAAGCATCAGCATCGAACCGCTTGCCGCCGAATGGATAAATGCCTTTATGAATGGCACGCACAAAAACTGGCAAAACCTTTTCTTTAAGTTCTTCAACCGATTTCACGGCCACTGGCATTTGGAAACGCTCAAAAAGCAAATAATCGGAAATCCGATCACCGCTGTCGCCATACATTGCTTCTGCGTCATCAAAATAAAA